CGCTGCGAGATGCCTGTGGCTCGGATGCCGAGCGGTTTGCCCCGATCAAATTCTTCGGGCGCAATCCGCTGGTCTACAAAACCTTCATCCGGTACATCTTTGGCGACAAGGAATATGCGCTGATCATCCCCGACGGCGATCGAGACTGGTTGCACTGATCCGCCCCCAAGCCGAAGACCTTTTACCCCTTCAAATCACCCGGCCCCGCACGACGCAGGCCGGGTTTTTTTGCGTTCTGCAGAACTGAAGAATTGTCCTTGCAGAACGATTCAGCAGCACTAAACTGTTTTGCAGAACGTTTCTGCAGAATCTGCAGAACGTTTTGTGGAATCTCGATTGATGCAATGCCAGCACTGGTTAGCGCCGCTCCCAAGTGGCCAGAAACCAGGGCCCATCAACCATCAAGGAGATTCACGTGCAAGCGTCCGAAATCGTTACACACATCTCACAGAGTCAGCTGGCAGAGCGTTGGCAACTCAGTGAATCCACCATCGAGCGGTGGCGTGCCGAGGGCATTGGCCCCATCTTTCTGAAACTTCGTGGCCAGGTCCGCTATCGCCTCGAAGACATCCATGCTTTCGAGGAAGACAGCATGCGTGCCAGCACCAGCAAGGCGGTGGCTGCATGAGCACGCTCACCACAAACACCGCCGAATCCTCGTCGCTCGAGGCAGCTTTTCAGCGTAGTGGCATTTCACTGCCCGTACCGTTCATGGAGTTGTCGGCCACGGTCATTCGTGAACTGCCGCTGACCCATGTGGCGGACCTCAAGCGTTTCGAGGCGGCTGCCAAGTCCGAACTGGCGGCGCTGTCAAACATGATCCAGACCGGTCTGGATATGCGCTACGGCGAACAGGCCAAGGCCCAGCTCCTTGCCGATAACAAGGACACCGGCACCACGCACGTCATCGATGGTGAATTCGACATCACCGTCGAGGTCAGCAAGGACGTGTCCTGGGACCAGAAGGCGCTGCAGGCCATCTGGAGCCGCATGGTGGCTGCTGGTCAGGATCCGACCGAGTTCATCTCCGCCAAGTACAGCGTGAGCGAATCCCGCTTCAAGGCTTGGCCCGAGGTCTTTCGCCAGCCCTTCATGGCCGCGCGCACGGTCAAGCCCAAGGCAGCCAAGTTCACCTTGCGCAAACCCTCTGCCGGTGAAGGAGCACAGTGATGTTGCCCATCATCTGCGCCGAAGAACGGCTCAAAGAACGTCACAGCGCCAAGGTTGGCCTGGTGGGGTTTCCTGGTGTGGGCAAGACTACGCAGCTGCGGACCCTCCCGCCCAAGACAACCCTGTTCGTGGATCTGGAAGCGGGCGACCTCTCAGTCAAGGACTGGCCCGGTGACACGGTGCGCCCGCGCACCTGGCAGGAGTTCCGTGACCTTGTGGTCTTCCTGGCTGGGCCCATGCCGACCGCCTCAGCCGACCAGGCCTTCAGCAAGGCGCATTACGACCATGTCTGTGCCACCTATGGCGATCCGGCACAGCTGGCCAAGTACGACACCTACTTTGTGGACAGCCTGACCGTGCTCTCGCGCCTGTGTCTGGCCTGGTGCAAAACCCAGCCGCAGGCTTTCAGCGAGAAGACCGGCAAGCCTGACAACCGAGGCGCGTACGGCCTGCTGGGCCAGGAAATGATCACGGCGCTCACGCACCTGCAGCACGTTCGTGACAAGCACGTCATCTACGTCGCGATCCTGGAAGAGAAGACCGATGACTTCAACCGCCGCTACTACCAACTGCAGCTCGAAGGCAGCAAGACCGCGCTGGAACTGCCTGGCGTACTCGATGAGGTCGTGACGCTGGCCGTGCTCAAGGCCGACGACGGCTCGACCTACCGTGGCTTTGTGACGGGGGCGGACAACAGCTTTGGCTACCCCAGTAAAGACCGCAGCGGCCGCCTGGACCCCATCGAAGAACCCCATCTGGGTCGGCTCATCGCCAAGTGCCTCGGCCAGATCCCCGCTACCAATCCCAAGACCGAACACACGAATTGAAAGGACACCCTATGAACACCTATGACCACGCCACGGCTCCTGCCAGCTGGAATGACTTCAACGACGCCGAAGCCCAGCAAGGGGGCTTTGACCTGATCCCGCGCGGCATCTCCCTGCCAGTGCGCATGACCATCAAACCCGGAGGCCATGACGATCACACCCAAGGCTGGACCGGCGGCTACGCCACCCAGTCGTTTGATACCGGGGCGGTCTATCTCGCCTGCGAATTTGTCGTCACCGACGGCCCCTTTGCCAAACGCAAGATGTGGTCCAACGTCGGTCTGCACTCGCCCAAGGGTCCGACCTGGGGCCAGATGGGGCGCAGCTTCATCCGCGCGGTGCTCAACAGCGCCCGCAACGTCCAGCCCCAGGACAACTCACCCCAGGCGGCAGCTGCTCGCCGCATCAACAGCTTTGCCGACCTGGACGGCATCGAGTTCCAGGCCCGCGTCGATGTCGAAAAGGACGGCAAGGGCGAGGACCGCAACGTGGTCAAGCTCGCTATCGAGCCCGACCACAAGGACTACGTGCCCCTGACAGGCATGTCCCCCGCAGGCGGCGGCCACAGGGGCGGTGGTGGCCATTCTGGTGCCCCGGTGCAACCCACCCCCGCCTATGCGCAGCCCGCCCCACAGGCGCGCCCCGTAGTGCCCACCGGCAAGCCTACCTGGGCTCAGTGAGGAAGGCGACATGCATGCGAGGCAAATGCTGGGTGTGTTCGCGCCAAGCGCGCGGGCTGGGACACACCGACAACCGACACCCGATTGGGAATGCCAAGCGCTACCCGCTGGACTGGGTGTTTTGCAGCCGTCAGTGCCAAGACGTCTTTCATCGGATGTATGGCAACTGGGTCGATGCACAACGGTTCAACCAGGAGGTCGAGATGATTGATGCCACAGACATTGAACGCTCGGCCATGCGCTCCTGCCTGCGTGCCTTTGGCGAAGCGGCCGGTGATATCGGATTCGACAAGCCGCTTGGCGCTTACTCGGAGAAGGAGGCCCTGCAGGTGATTGACGCGATCGTCACCCGCTACACCGAAGCTATGGTGGCCCACCACGCCGAAGCCAAGTACCCACCGGTGCGCGGCCTGAAACCCACGGTCGACGATCCCTTCGCCGATTTGGAAAGCGATCTGCCTTGGGAGACGTCTTGATGCTGGACTTCAACGCATCGGCCAGTCTCTCCGGCCAGATCGAGGCGCTGGTGGACCTTGCCCTGGAGCAAGAGCGTGATGCCACGCCGCCGCGCCAATACCTGGGCGGCTCCCGCTTGGGTGTGTCGTGCGAGCGGCAGTTGCAGTTCGAGTATGCGCAGGCACCGGAGGACCCCGGCAAGGGGTTCTCTGGCCGGTTACTGCGCATCTTCGAGCGCGGGCATCAGACCGAAGCCATGGTCATCCGCTGGCTGCGCATGGCCGGCTTCATCCTCAAAACCGAGGATGCCGACGGCCGGCAGTTCGGTTTCAGCGTGGCCCAGGGCCGTCTGCGTGGCCACGTCGATGGCGTGCTGGTGGGCGGCCCGGAAGGCTTTGCCTACCCAGCGCTTTGGGAAAACAAGTGCCTGGGCGCCAAGTCCTGGCGCGAGCTGCAAAAGTACAAGCTGGCCGTGACCAAGCCGGTCTATGCCGCCCAGATCGCGGTCTACCAGAGCTATCTGACCCTGCACGAGCACCCCGCGCTCTTCACGGCGGTCAACGCCGACACGATGGAGATCTACGCCGAGCTGATCCCCTTCGATGCGGGGCTGGCCCAGCGCATGTCCGACCGTGCCGTCAAGGTCATCCAGGCCACCGAGGCTGGCGAACTGCTGCCACGCAGCTTTGCCGAATCCACCCACTTTGAATGCAAGTTCTGCGCTTGGGCAGAGCGTTGCTGGAACACGAATCGATGAATACAGAGGAAGAACACATCTACCCTTTAGCCGGCCCCCCAGGTCTGGACTTCAATGACGATGCACCGGTTGCGCAGCAGCCGGTGTCCACACACCAGCCATCTGACAGGGACGAGGTCCGCACCGCTTTGCTCTGCCGGCTCGAATCAGTGCTGATGGGCCTGCTTCCCGCTGGCAAGGTCAAGCGCGGCAAGTTCCTGATCGGTGACATCTTGGGCAGCCCGGGCGACAGCCTGGAAGTGGTGCTGACCGGCGAGAAGGCGGGCCTTTGGACCGACCGTGCCGACGACTCCGGTGGCGACATCTTCGATCTGATCGGCGGTCACTTTGGCATCGACGTCCATGGTGACTTCGCGGCGGTCCTCACCCGGTGCGCCGATCTCATGGGACGCGCGGCAGCAACACCGCGCAAGTCCAAAAAAGACGTACCTGTCGATGAACTTGGTCCAGCCACCGCCAAATGGGACTATCTCGATGGTGAAGGGAAGCTGATTGCCGTCGTCTACCGCTACGACCCGCCTGGCGGCAAAAAGGAGTTCCGTCCCTGGGATGCCAAGCGTCGCAAGATGGCGCCGCCCGAGCCACGGCCGCTGTACAACCAGCCTGGCATGCGGGCAGTGGATACCGTCGTCCTGGTCGAAGGCGAAAAATCTGCTCAGGCCCTGATCGAGAGCGGCATCTGCGCCACCACGGCCATGCACGGAGCCAATGCGCCGATCGAGAAAACCGACTGGTCACCGCTGGCCGGTAAGGTGGTGCTCATCTGGCCGGACAAGGACAAGCCGGGCTGGGAATACGCCGACCGTGCCTCACAGGCGACCCTGATGGCCGGGGCTCGCACCTGCCACATCCTGTACCCGCCTGAGGATGCCCCGGAGGGCTGGGACGCCGCAGACGCCCGTTCGGAAGGCTTCGATGTCGCCGGCTTCATTGCCCACGGTCCACGCATGCAAATGCACTTGGTCGATGACGACCCGGACACGCTGGCCAACGCGGTCGGACCGGAAGAGGCGGTCTGGGGCACTGAGGATGCCCTGGCGCTATCCTTTACCCGCAGGTATCACAAGGACTGGCGCTATGTGGCTGGTTGGGGCAAGTGGCTGGTCTGGGATGGGCAGCGCTGGCGCTCAGAAGACACGCTCGCCGCCACCGACCTGATCCGTCACGTGTGTCGGCACGCCTCGCTCAACACCCGCAACCCGCGCATTGCCTCCAAGTTGGCCGCGTCCAGCACGGTGGGCGGTGTCGAGCGCCTGGCACGAGCTGACCGCAGGCATGCCGCCACTACCGAGGAGTGGGATGCCGATCCGTGGCTGCTCAACACCCCGGGCGGCGTGATCGATCTGCGCAGTGGCCGTCTGCGGCCGCATGAACGGGCTGATCGGATGACCAAGATCACCACGGCCACACCCCGAGGCGAGTGCCCTCAGTGGCGGGCGTTCCTCAATGACGTGACCGGCGGTGATCAGAACTTGCAGGACTACCTGCAGCGCATGGTGGGCTACGCATTGACAGGCTCGACCCGCGAGCACGCCTTGTTCTTCCTCTACGGTACCGGTGCCAACGGCAAGTCGGTGTTCGTCAATACGTTAGCCGACATCCTGGGGGACTACGCGACCAATGCGCCCATGGACACTTTCATGGAGACGCGTACCGACCGGCATCCCACGGACATGGCCGGGCTGCGCGGCGCGCGCTTTGTGGCCGCCATTGAAACCGAACAGGGACGACGCTGGGCTGAGTCCAAGGTCAAGAGCCTGACCGGCGGTGACAAGATCGCGGCGCGTTTCATGCGCCAGGACTTCTTTGAGTTCTTTCCGCAGTTCAAGCTCTTCGTGGCCGGCAACCACAAGCCCGCGATCCGCAACATCGACGAAGCCATG